AATTTTAAAAGTCTTACTAGCAGCAAGATCAATATTCTCGGAGAACGTCCAAGAATCTGTAGAGTCAACCCAATTAATTGTTTTATTTCCTTCTCCAGATTCTAGTGTAATACCACCACCATCAGAGGATGCGTCGGTGAGGGATCCACTAGCAAGAATAATATTTTTATCGTCTACAGTTAAAGTAGTTGAGTTTACGGTTGTTGTATCTCCATCTACTTGAAGATCGCCATTGATTACAACTGTTCCTGTGTTTGTCCCAATACCTGCAGGATCAATTGTAATTGTTGCTGGACCACTAATTGTGTTTGAAGATATCCTAATATCGGATCCTTCCGTTCCTGTTGATAATAATGCTGCTGTTAAAATTCCAGTAGCATTTAATGTATTAGTTTCTGTATGGCCTAATATATCAATGTTTCCGTTTAAATCAATATTAGATCCAAAAGTAGAGATACCACTTACATTTAGACTTGCAAAATCATTTGGTGCAAGAACAATAGCAGCTTCTATTGTTGCAGTTGTGGTTGCATCTAAGTCGATGATATTTTTTAATTCAAACCCTGAACTAACAACCTCTGTTACTCCAATCGAAACAGAATCGCCAGCAAGAGATCCCGATGCAGTAATTATACCTGAAATAACGACACCCTTATCAAAAACTGGGGCACCATTACCATCTCTATTTCTTATAGTATCAACGAATAGCTGGGACATTCTCGTCTTTTTCTAGTATGTCTTTATTTAGTAGGGCTAGGCTCAATTGGCCACCGAACATTCCATGGATATTCTTTTTGTGATGGTATATCTCTTAATTTTTCTCTATAGTCCAAAAATCCTTGTATAAATTCATCAGAATAGCGTTCATTCTCACGGACATCATACATCATAGTCCAATCACTTCCTCTTAATTTTTCATCTCGCAATCTTTTAATTTCGAGTTTTTTTAATTCTGTAGATTTTTCAATCTCTTCTGCAGACATTGCCCCTGTTTCCCAAGTCTGCATAAAAATTCCATCAGAATTTCTTACAGGAACAGTTTCTTCAACTTTAAAATGTCTTCCCGGAATTGGAGGTTTTGTATATTGATATAAACCATAACCAAAAGGTTCTACACAATCTGTAGTTAGAGATCTAGGAAAGGATGTATTGTTGTACAGTTTTCTAAAGTTTTTTTCATCAATAGGATTTCCAACAGGGATTCCATTTTCTAATTTTACTAACATTTAAAATCTCTACTATATCTCTTGAGTATTTAGTGAGGGGAATTGTCTAATATTCCCTGGCCATATTATACGGACAGCACCACCACCACCAGAACCACCTGCAATGTATAAATTCGGAACCGTTGTTTTTAAAAATCCAGATCTTCCACCTCCACCAAATAAACCACCATTCAAATCACCATTTGTACCATTACTTCCTCCTCCAGATGCAGTTGCATTTCCTAAACCGGAATCAGACGTTGCACCGAGTCCACCAGTTCCATCTGAACCTTGTCCATAAACTCCTGTACCACCTCCAGATGATGCTCTACCTGGTTGAGTTGATGAAAATGTTTGTGCGAAAGATCCACCTCCACCACCTCCAGCACCACCAGTTCCAGCATCACCGGGATTTCCTTGAGAAGAACTTCCACCTTGCCCACCAGATCCGCCATTTCCTGTATATCCACCAGCACCACCGCCACCATATCCTTGAGAAGCATTAGATGCTCCACCGTTTCCTCCACCATCACCGCCAGAGAAAACTCCAGAGTTACCATTAGAAAAACCACCATAGGCAATTAATGTTGTTAAATCGGCAGTAAAACTGGAAAGACCTCCATTTTCTCCTGATAATGGACTTACAGAACTTCCTTGAGAATCTCCTCCTTTTCCTACAACAACATCATACGATTGACCAGGAATTACACTTATATTATTAGCATAAACTAAACCTCCTCCACCTCCACCAGGAAAATTACTAGTAGCGACTAAAGGACTAGCTCCTCCACCAATACATACAACACTTACACTTCTTACTTTTGGTGGAGCAACCCAGGTAAAAGATCCCGAGGTTGTAAATAATGCCTCATCATCAGTTGGAGATGCCGCTAAAATTGCGGAAGACATCATCATAAATTGAGATAAAAAATTCATGAGGATACTGTTGGATTTACTATTATTGAACCTTCAACTAATTTCATTATTTTATTAGTAGAAGAATTTTCGGAAATAATATCAAAATAATTTCTACCTTCTGTTAGATCGTCGGTAACACTATTACCCATTGATATAACAACTACATTATTAGTTGTATCAATGTGAGTATCAAAACTATACGAAGTACTCGCTGTTTCGTGCTTTCTGATCTTAGCTGTTATCGTTTCTGTACCAACTAAAGTAGTTAGGGCAATAGAAACTTTTTTCTCAAAATCAGTTCCTTTATATATTGCTAATGATGTTACTGCAGGAACACTCATTGGATTTGCGTTTAGATATAAGATTATTTATTATCTTGCTGCTGTTTTAAAAGTTTTGCTAAATCTGCGGTAGATCCAACAAAAAGTGCGTTGGTAACATTCGTTGGACCTTTTGAATTCTCTCCTTCAACATCTTTTAGTTTTTTCTGAAGATCTAATAATTTATCTGTTGCATCTGCAACACTTTTAATTAATTGCCCAGCAACTTCATATGCTCTTGCTTGCTCAGTTTCTTGGGCTAATTCAAGAATACCATTAATTGCTTCTTGACCTTTTTCAATTAAAGAGTATAAATTTCCTCTTGTATAGTCATAGTCTTTTTTAATATCATCAGAGGTTGCCTTTATTTCCTCAATTTTATTTTTTGAAATTGAGGAGTCTACCTCTACTATATCTGCTTCAACATTAAAAGTATCATCTAGTTCGTCAAATTTATTACTCATGACCATTCACCATCAAATCCAAAATCATCACCAATTTCAATCTTGGCGTTATCAGCTTCACTAATTAATTTGACTCCTGTTCCGCCAACATGATCAATAACAGAAGTTGAATAGAATCCTCGTGTTACTCTAAGTTTGTTGCCGTTTACATCAGAGACATATACAGTTTCTTCTCCGATCGATAGTTTATCTCCTGCAACAATTCCAGAGGAAGAAATAACTTCAAGTACTGTTTCTGTTTTGAGTAAATCTTTGAGTAATGATGTAGTATTATTCTCAGAATAACTCTTGGTCGCAACTGGTTCTGCAGTATATCTAACATCAATTTGTCTAGATCCAGAACCACCAGCACCAAATCCAATAACAGACTTTTTGATAATATCTGTTGTAGCTCCAGTAGAAATTGGTCCGAAGATATATGTTTTTGCGGTAAATCTTAAAGTATAAATTAATGATCTTCTTGTTTCAAAGTTACCTTCATATTGATCATCCATTGATATAGAATTCAAAATAATTGGAACATCTCTTCTCTCACCAATAGTTTCGAGTAGATTAACAGTCATTGTATATTGTGGTTGAAAATATGGTAAAATTTGCTCCACAATTTGAAGCATCTCATCATTTATTTTTGTATAGATACTTAATTCAAAATCTACATTATATGGTACCGGCATATAATTCTTTCTAATATCCGAACCGTCGTCTTTTGTTCCCGATAAAAATGTTTGAGTTGTTGTTACTTTTCTCGATGAGTCATATGAAATACCAGTCATCTCAAAAGACATTCTGGGTAACGTAATTTGAGTTGCTTTATTTAAATCTGGAGATTGCTCAAGTCTAGCAAGAAACTTTTGCATAGGTCCATATGCAAGAGGCACTTTTACTACTGAGGTAACATTATCTGAAGCATCCGTCTTCTTAATATCAATATCATTAAAAAGTGTTCCGAAAGATATTACCGTTTTTCTTAATATCTCGTGGTAGAAGTACTCAAACATTATACTAAATGATAATTATATACTATTTAACAAAAGTAACCCTTATGGAAGACCAAATGGATTAGATTCACTGAAATCTAATATGTTGTCTCCTTCAGTTTCAAAATCATTATTAGATGCAAAAGGATCAGGTAGATTGAATTTATCAGCAATAGATCCTGGAGTTGCCTTATGTCTTGCTCCAGATTCTTCTCCAACGAATTCATCGTAGATATTAAAGTCTCCCGTGATTCGTGCAAGATTTAATTGGTTTGTAGTAGAGTTCCAATATCTAACTATACCAGTAACTGAACTACTAGACCCAACAACTGTTTCTCCAATGATATAATCACCAGATCCTGCAAGATAAGGATCTGCAATTGTTATTGTTGGTGGATTTGTCTTTGCATATCCAGCACCAGCATCAAGTATTTGAATTGATGTAATAGTTCCTGCACTACTTACAACAACTTCAGCAATTGCTGAAGTACCAGATCCGACAGGAGCACTGAAAGTAACTGCAGGAAGACCGAAATATCCAGATCCACCATCAGTTACAGTTATAATTCCAACTACTCCATTACCAGTTACTGCAGTTCCTACAAATCCAGATCCACCTCCTCCAGAAGTTGTTACAAGGGGGTCTGAAGTATATCCATATCCAGTGTTGGTTATCCTAACACCTTGAACTCTAGATCTATCAGTATTTGTTTCGCAATAATCAATAAGTCCGGTGATCATTGTTGCTATACCAACAGCAGTCAATCCATCATCAGGAGCTTTTGAAAATATGATATCTGGTGTTGATGTATATCCAGTTCCTCTATTTGTAATGGTTACATACCTTACACCACCATCAAATACTGTAGTTTCTGCTAATGCTGTAGATCCAATACCAAGCATCGTATAGATTCTTGTCCCTGCTAAGTTTGCACCAATACCACTTACCGCAGATCCAGCAACTCCACCAATCGATACTTCTGTTCCTAGTAATGCGGTATCAATTGCATCCACATCAGTATCGATGATTTCATCACCATACCGGAATAGTTCACATCTTAGTTTATATACATAATTTTTTCTTAATTGATAGAAAGGTTGTTCGTGCTCTACAAACTTAATTTCAAATATACGATTGCCTAAAGGGAAAAATATAAGATCACCTTCTTTAGGTCTACTGGATAATTTTATATTGTTCTTACTTTCTATTAATGGTTTAACATATTCTTCGTAACGTTCTCTAGAGATAGTGAGATTTAAATCGTCTTGAGATTCAATACCAAATTTACTCATTATTTCACCAGATCCTTCATATCCTTCGCTTGTATCTACATATGCTTCAATAGGATATGCATCCCTAAATTCAGAATCAACTACCTCTCTTATAATAGTCTTTTCATTTACATAAAGTCTTGGGATGTAGTATACATCTACCCCATACATCCGAAGTTGTTCATTAACTAAATCTTGAATAAGATTTTGTTCTGACTTAGTTCCTTGTTGAAAAAATGGATTGAGCATATCTTATCACCCTATCATGTCTAGAGGAGGCATCTCATAATAAGTAGGCATTTTATCTAATATGGCATCAATTTCTTTTTGAGCATCATCAAATAATTGTCTACCATTTAGTTCTATACCACCAGGAAGTTTTACTCCCTGAAATTTAATGAGATTCATTCCCCACTGACGTTTTATCGTGGATGTAAGGTATCTTTTTAAAAATGAGTCATTATATACTTTTGAATAAGTTGCTGGATCTGCAATTGAATAAGTGTCTAATACTAAGTATTCACCTGCAATAGCTTCGTTCCAATCCATATCAATGTACAATCTACCCTTTCTTTGATTAAATCTAATCTTCTTTTGGGTAGTGAGCATATGATCAATATCAGACAAAAATGTCTGAGTCATTTGATAAGTCAATAACTCAGTAGATCCTAGATAATGAATATCATTTAGGAATAATTGATATTTAAAGTTAAACATCCCACTAGAGATATTATTAGATCCTGTAAAATGAAGAATTCCTTCTACACCAATTACTCCATCGGGGAGAGGTAGATATCTTGAATCCTCTTCATAGTCATAATCAATACCACCATCACTGACTGTGGTGGTAGTTATTCCTGATGTTCCTTTTCCTCTATCAATATCTGTTTGAGTAAGTTTATATTTTAAGTATGTTTTTCCAACTCCGTCAAAGTGGCGTTCCTGGAAGAACTGGAGCGCATCATCCACAAGATCATCTATTTGCTCATCTGCAACGTTAATTTCTAATACAGGAGCACCTAGCTGCCTCTTACAGTAGCTTATTAGGGTTTGTCTGGATGATGGTTTAGCCATTATTTTGAAATGTCTATGGACGGTAGTACCGAAAGTGTTTCTTGTTGTTTTAAGTACAACTTAACGTAACTTTTAGTTACATCTCGAAGAATTTTAATATCATCTATACTATCTATATCTCTAGAAAGTTTTTCATATTCAAAGGTCTTAGATAATTTTTTAAGTTCTATTTGATCAGGATTCATTTTGCAACTCCATTACTTTTTGTTGTAATTCTATGACTGCGGTTTTTAAAAAATCAATATCGAATTTTAGTTGATTTTTTTCATTTTCTTCACGCCATTTTATATCTCTTAGTTCTAAGTAGGTTTCATATTCATCATCATCCGTATTAATTACTGCCCCAGTATCTTCATCTTTCAATAGATTTTCAAAATCTTTTACAAGAGCAAGACCTCTTTCTTCCTCTACATCATCTTCTATTTCAATAATCTGATCAAATTCGTCATTCATAATTAAGCAAGTGCGATTACTCTTAAATCTTTTAATCTAACGGGATATGTTGTATCTTCTGTAGATGCACATAGTTTTATACCGAAAGCTCTAAAGGAAGGAAGTTTATTAATACTAAATTTCAGTTCTTGGAATTCTAATTCATCAGATTCAAATCCAACACTATCAGTTTTTGATAGTTTCTCGTCTGGAGTTCCATTACTCTTAGAAAGATCTTCAACATTTCCCTGATTATCAATATTATCAAATCCTGGGAATGGATAATAAATCATTTCTTCTTTACCATCGTCATCAATAGCATAGAAAGCTCTCAAATCACTTTTAGTATTTACATATGCACTAACATAAATTTGAAGAGATGTTGCTGCATTTTCTAAAGTTATGGGTCTCGTAGCATAAACAAAAGCATGAGGATCATTCTCCAAATCTGCAGTACGCTCATCATTAGCATAATCGGTAATGGGTTTATTCATTCTATTACCGATTAAAATAACAGCACATCGATCCAAATCGATCATAGGAGATAATGTTGGACTAGTGGTTGTTAGATTGACGGATATATTAAGAGATTTATTTCCTTCAATCCCGTCAATTCCATCAAGAAGTTCAGTTTCATTAATACGGGAACAAATTAGTCTAGGAGAAGATAGGTATGTTTCTTCTTCTGTAGAAATTTTTTCAAATCCTTGATCGATAAAGGATTCTTGATTACCACCAATACTTCTTCCGGAAACAGTTCTTAGATTTAATTCTACTTCAGTACCGTTGACTTCTGTTGCTGAAATTTCTGGGTCGATAATTTCAAATTGAATATTCTGAGTAGCAGTAATATCATCACCACCAGTAGATTTAGTTTCTTCAAAAAATAAATCAGGATATCCAAAAGGACTACTAGATCTATCAATTCCAGCTTCTTGAGGGTCGATTCTTATAGTGTAATAGTCCAAATCAATTGGATTAGATACTGTTGCATCTTGCAATTCATGAGTTTTATTAATTCTTCTTAGAGAAATACCATTAAGTTCGTACTTAACAATATCTACACCTTTTTCATATGAAGTTCCTACGGTATTATCAACTTCTCTTGTAATTCCAATTAGATTAAGTCCATCAATTCCTGTGTATCCAATAATTTCTTCTTCAATTTGAATATATCCTGGATTTGTCGAAGATACACCTACGTTTTCAAACGTAGCAAAAATACTTAATCCAGTTTCACTATCAATGAGTAAATCATCAATAGGAATTGGTAAGGTTGAGTCTTCCTCAACATCTGCTGTTGTATCTACACTTGGATTGTCTGGATCAACATCATCAATAGTAACGACATTTTCTAGTGCATACATTCCATGATTAGGATGATTCACTTTGATATGAAGACCATCATGAATAACTGTACTGTCGGTGAGTGTTAGTCCACCTGATCCAGCATTTAATCCAACAGTAGCTCCACCAGAGTTTTCATATGTAACTGTACTTCCTGAACCAGTTGTAAACCTACCTTGAATATCATCAACAATAATTTCGTTTATATCGCCAAGTTCTCCGATAGATAATCTTAAATTTCTTCCTAATCCACTTCCAATCGAGTTAGATGTTACCAAATCTCCAACCTGATATCCAGATCCTCCATTAACTATGGTTGCACCAACAGCGACTCCATTTTGGACAGTTAAATTACAGGTAGCGTTTTTCCCTTCTCCTGTTATTTTTGATAACGGAACATCAAAATATGTAAGTCCACCAATCGATGGTGTGAGACCAATACCAGCATTAAAAACTGATACAGATGAAACAGCGCCAGCATTCCCGATATAATTTCCTCTACCATCAGAATTTTCTTGTGTTACAGTAACACCAGTAGTAAATCCAACTTCATTTAATCCACCACTTAAAACTAATCTTACTTGTCTAGATTCCATTTCAAATGCATCATTATCCAAAATAGAAACTTGATCGTTTCCTACGGATAATTCTGGATTATAGAAGTTTACATTTCCTGAATTTTCTTTGAAGTCAGCTCTATAAAGAGTAAACTTCATATCTTCTCTTTCAGATGGTGTCCATGTTGCACCATTCTGAGATCTAAAGAATACTCCAGAATTTGGGTTTGCTGAAACGAAAACTGATTTAGAATCATCGTCATTCGCTTTAGTAACATCTATCTCACCCATCTTAGCAACCCATACTGAGTATTTTTTGCTATTTGCAATAACAACTAATGAATGAAAAGTTTCTCCTTTTAGAAATACTGGTGATTTAAATTTAAAATTTGTTGGGGCTTCTGCATCAGGACTTACAACAACATCTTCTGGTTCTAATGTAGTTTGAGAAAATGGATAAATGTCTTTTGCAGATGGATTTCCATTTACCGTAGGTCTCAGTTCTATAGAAACGGGTAAAGCAGAATCTCCTTCATAAAAATAAACGTCAACAGACGTTGCAAAAATCCCTTTAGGATTATCTACATAGAATGTTTGCGCTAACGGGTCAATTAGTTTATCGGACATTTATCTGCTCAATAGCTTTGGTGAATAATTTACTTTTATTTATTTGCTTTTAATGTATTAAGTTCACCTTTAAGTTCTTTAATGGCTTCTACTAAGACGGGTATCATTTGAATATAATCAACAGATAGATACCCATCTTCTTCGTAAACCATTTCGGGAAACTCTTTTTGAACTTCCTGGGCTATGAGACCATACTCATAACCCTCTCTTTCATGATGTTTTTTCATTTTATCATTCCACTTATAAAGTGTTCCATTAAGATTACATACTTTATTCAAAAGAGAAATCATAATATATTTCAGACTCTAAACACTCTATTTAGTGCGTTTTGGATGATCATAATGTTTGTCTTCAGTAAGAGGTCGGATCTTCTTCCTCTTCTTCCTCTTCTTCTTCCTCCTCCTCTTCTTGCTGCTCTACCTGGTGGTCTAGGTGGACGTGCTGGAGGTCTTGGTCTTGGTCTAGGTCTAGGTCTCCGTGGATAACC